AAGATCCCCAGCGGATGTACAACTACTGGTCTTCCAGTGCAGTGGAATTTGGCGCCCTCCAGACCAAAACCCCTTGGGTTGCCCCGGCAGAAGCGATCGAGGGGTTTGAAACTATCTGGACCCAGGCCAATACGCAGAACTTTGCGTATTTGCCGTATCGGGCGTTTGATGAGGACGGAAATGCCATTCCGCCCCCGCGCAGGACTGAGCCGCCTGTTCCGGCTCCCGTGGCCATCACTGGGATGGAAGTGGCGTCGCGGGAAATGGAAATGACTTCTGGTCAGTACGGCCAGATGGCGGCGGAACCGGGAAACGAGCGGACAGGGAAAGCGCTGCAAGAGCGGGATCGCCAGGGGGATCGAGCGACTTTCCACTACAAAGACGGCCTTGCCCGGGCGCTTCAGTATACCGGCAAGATCATCCTGGATCTGCTCCCGGCCATCTATGACACCCAGCGGATGATGACGCTGGTGGACGAGGAAAATCAGAATTTTTCCCTCCGAATTGATCCGGATGCGCGGCAGGAGTATTTGCAGAAAGCGTCCGGGGAGACGGTGGAGAGGATTTTGTCGCCCATCCTGCTCGATGGGTATGATGTCCAGGCATCTGCCGGACCGAGCTTCCAGACTTTGCGCCAGGAGGCATTCGATGCCATTTCGGTCATTCTGACGCAAAGCCCGCAGTTGATTTCTCTGGTTGGCGATCTGATGTTCCGCGCCGCGGACTTCCCGCTTGCAGACGAGATCGCAACTCGCTTGCGTCGTATGGTGCCGCCGGAAGCGCTGGGCCAGGGCCCGACGCCGAAAGAGCAGCAGATGCAAATGGAAATCCAGCGCCTGCAGGGGCTGTTGCAGAGTGCGGTTATCGAAAACATCGATGCGAAGCTGCGACTGCGTGGGAAGGACGAGAAGCGGGAAACCGACATCTATAAGGCTGGCACGGAACGGATCAAGGCTATCATGCCGTTCATTGATCCGACTACTGGGCAGCTGATTGTGTCGGATACTATGCAAGAAGTGATTGGGGCAGATCTTCTTGGAATTTCGCTCGCGCATGATCAGATGCGGCAGGGGCAACTTGGGCAGGGAGGCATGGTGCAGCCGGAAGACGCGAATGCACAATTGCAACAAGCAGGGGTAACCCCGCAACCTTCTCCGCATGGAATTGTTCATACAGGAGTGCTTCCGGGGGCACCGCCCCAACCGCCGCAGGGCGGGCAATCGCCTATGCCCCAGAATGATGGGCAGTGAGGAGACTGGAAATGGCCATGAATCCGTTTGTTAATTCGCTTGCGCAAGGGCAGCGGCCGGGAATGGGAAATCAGCTTGGTGGGGGCAGAATGCGTGGCCCTCAGCCGATGATCCAGACTCGTCCAGCTGTGCGGCCGATTGGGATGATCAATCGGGATCCGTTGCTGGGATATGGGACGGGCGGGTTGGAGCCCCGCCCCCCGATGCAGACTGGCGGGCCGGAGCCGCGGCCGATCGGGGTGATGCCTTCGCCAACGAGTCCGCCGCAGTACGCTGGCGCTCCTGGGCAGATGTCGCCGGGAAATGGTTCTATGCGCCCTGGACGTTTTGGCGCCGTGGTGCCAAATATGGCACGCGATGTGGCCGGGCAGAATGAAAATGCTGCTGGCGGCGGCTGGGGATTTGATCATGACTTTGGTGGTTATGGGTCTTCGGAGCCTTTCAGCGGAAATGGTCAGCCAAATAGTGTTGGAATTGCTCCTGGACCGTCTCTTGGTTTAGGCGGCTTGATGGGGTATTCTGGTTTTCAGGGACCTTATGGCGGAATTGCCATCAATCCGTCTACTCCTGCTACTCCCTCCACTCCAACCGGTCCGATCGGTCGGCCAGGAATTGGTCCGCTTGGTTACGCGCCTGCGCAGGGTTATGGTTACAATACTGGCTATGGTGGCTATGGCGAAGGTCCTGCGCCCGGCAGTGATCCTATGGGTTATGGCGGGTTTGCCAACAATGGCTATGGCTCAATGGCCTACGGCGGTTATGCCGGGGGCTAAGGCGGCGGATACGGTGGCGGCGACACCAGTGGTGGGTATGGTGGCGACGGGGGCGGCTACGGGAACGGTGGCGTGGGCGGTAACGACAACGACCACGGCTGATGCCGGGTTTGCGATGGAGTGATTTCGATGGCCGGATCCAAAATTCCTTCTGATACTTCGCCTGATGTGTTGGAAAATCTTCTCCGCTACGATGAGTCGTTGCGATCGGAAGCACAACTCCGTGCGTTGCGGAAGAAGTATGGTTTGGATCCGGCTACCGGAATTGCCGCGCCGGGACTTACGGCCCCGGGCATGCGGCTGAATGGGGATCATCCCTATTGGCAGGCTAACCCTGGAAAGATGGCCGTGGCGAAAGTGGGAATGTTGCCGCTGCGCATGGGAGCTGGGCTGGTGGAAAGTGCGGTCCAGGCTGCAACTGCGCCTGGGCGCGCATTGCGCGGGGAGATGTCGCAAGAACAAATGCTGCCAGAAGCGTTGAATTTCGCCGGCAATGTGGTGGGAGGAAGCATTCCGCATCCGCGCCCGAAAGGCTCGATCGGGATGGGAGGGAATGATAAGTGGGAAGTGGAGGGGCTGTTTGATACGCTCTCGAAAGAATTGGACGCTGCCGGGGCTCATGTAGCGCCGAAAAAGGTATTTCAGACAAAGCCGGTTATGGTAAAGCACACAAAAGACAGTGACGCCGAAGGTGCTCATCCGTATTTGTATGAGTCGGATGGGGTGCAGTATTCCATGACCGGTCTGCCTGAAAATGCCATTCCTGTTGATTTTAGTACTGGGGCTCCTATTGACTTTGATACGGTAAAAGGTGTCGCGCAATATGCTTTGTTTTTGAATAATGGAAATTATAAAGCAGCACAAAAGACGCTAGAACACGAACTGGGCACACTTGAAAAGTGGGGAGATGTAGATGCTGTTGCAAAATCGCAACAAGCAATGGAATTGCTTAAGAAGGGCTGGGCAGGAGTCGCTCCCCCTAAGATCGCACTGTTTGATGATAAAACTGGTAAAATGATTGAAGTGCCGAATATGTTCGGCGATCTTCTGCATGATATGAAGGAAGCGGGTGTTGGAACATTGTCTCCTTCACAAGCTACGTCATTGTTGAAAAAATATGAAGAACTTGCGCACAAAGACACTGATTTTGATGTATTTGCAAATGAGCTAAATACGCATATTGCAAAAACTTTCAAACATCAGTTATTGCCTGGCTCTAAATTTGATAAAGTTAATGACAAATTGGCCGGGGAAACTCTTGCTTCTACGGCAGGCGGAACTCCGTCCAAACAAAAACCAATTGCGTTGGGTACAGGTGTTATGCCGTCTGATATGTACTTTCAGGCGGAGGGAAAACCTCTTTTTCCGCAAGTTAAAAATTATCACGGGTACAGTGCCGAGGAAGCGGCAGGTATCGCCATGGCTCTGCATGGTGGGGATAAGGAAGCCGCCATCGCTTCCATGAAGCATACTGCAGAAAATCCTGGTAAATATTTTCTTCCAGCTTTTCAAACTGTTTTGAAGAATGGTGCTAAGCTTTTGGAAACTGGGCAGCCTTATACAAAAATGACTTTGATGAAGGACGGAGTACCTGTGTCGGCAGAACAGGTGAAAGCTTTGGGAGACAATCTCAATAGTTTTGTCACCACAGGTGATGTGAAGAAATTTGTTCAGGAAAATTTTCCTCCGGACGGATCTGTGGCAAAGAAGGAAAAGGCAGTTCCAGCTGGGTGGGAGAATACGGACTGGAAGCCGGAAGACACAAAAGGTGGCTGGGTGGAAGATCCGCCGCCAGCTGTTCCATCGTCCTATACTAAGCCTGAAAAAGTCATCACGTCGGAGCATCTTCCCCAGGATCTTGCGTGGGTTGACTGGGATGGGAATTTGATTGACAAAAAATCACCGGAAGGACTGGCCAAAATCAATGCCCAATTAGCCGGAAATGACCAAGGACTTCTTGCAACTTATGGCCCGACAGGGGAATTGGTGGAGAATTTCACCAAACTTCTTCAAAAGGCAAAGGACGGTGTTCCGGGCTACAAATTGTATATGACCACGGCGAGCGGAACATTCGGAGGCGTGAAACCGCAGCCGGCCAAGCAAGGTTTGCCTGGAATGGCGCCGGAAGAGATCAACCCGGCCGCCTTTACTGATCTTCCGATGGATCAGGCGAGTCGGATGGCACGGGCAAAAGAACTGGGGTACAACACGGATCAAGTTCTTTACCATGGCATGCCCAGATACGAAGGGCGGCGATGGAATGGCCTTGGATTCAATCGGAGCGAATCGAAAAATGAAGGCGGGTTGTTCCTGACTGATCGCCCTGAAATTGCAAACAGTTACGCAAATTCGCATCCGGCAGGAACAAGTAAGCATGTGCTAAAGCAAGCACTTGATTCTGCTGAAGGGCAAAGTGTCATTCCGGCTTACGGGCGTGCGGAAAACCCGAAAGTCGTGGACTGGAAAGGAAGTAATTACGGCCCGGGCAGAATGATTGACGAGATCGATCGCGCCTGGCAAGCAGGGCACGACATGCTTCGCATCGACAATATGTACGATGTGGGCGGAAATCAGTCTCAATACGTCTACCGCTATCCAGAGCAGTTGCGTAGTGTGCATGCTGTGTTTGACCCTGCGTACCGGAATTCGCCTAATTTGCTTCGCGCAGGTGCGGGTCCTGCCGGGCAGGCGATGGGAAGTGCTGCTGGGCAAAATATGGAAACTTGGAATTTTCTGCGAAATGGCGATCCGACCGGGATGGGGAATGTTCCGGAAGATAAAAAATCGAAGAAGCGAGAGCCACTGCGTATCACAGTGACCCCACGGAAACGGACAGAAGAGGAGAAAGATGATGAGACAAAGTGAACTTTCTGGGCTGGTGTTGCCGCAGCAGATTCTTCCCCACGCGGCCGGACATAAGCTTGTCGTAAATGTCGCCAAAGAAATTGCAGCGACAATGTATGAAGCATTTGCTCGATTGGACGATCGGTGGTACGCGGCCAATCCCTCGCAGGATGCTTATGTGAAAGAGGCCTGGCCTCTGTTGCTGGAGCAGGCTCGGGCCACTCTTGCGAATTTAATCGCGCAAACGCGCGATGAGCACTTGAAAGATGAAATTTTTGATGCCTTAGTGAAGGACAACGCGATTCGCTCTGGACGGGGCATCCAGATTTCGCTTTAACGCTCCTTGGAGGACAAAGCATGCCGAAGTGGTGGTTGATGGGTCTGCGAAATCCTGTCGTCTTTGAGCCGGACGATGGGACTGGTGAGGACGACGGGGTTGTTGAGACGACGGTCTCGGGGGGCGAAGCCGAGACCAATACCGGTGCCGAGGATTCTGGGGAGTCCACACGTGCTGACAAGTCTCCGACCCCGTCGGAATCATCGGAAGAGGAAGGACGCCGGGCGACTCCTTGGTTCAATCGTCGAATCAGCCAGCTTACTGCGCAGAAACATGCGGCAGAAGCTGCGGCCCGACAGGCGACCGCGGAAGCCCAGCAGCTGCGCGAGATGGTGCAGCGGCAGGGGCAGCCGCAGGGCCAGGGCCAGCCACAGGGAATTCCCCCTGGTGTGGTAGTTGCGCGTCAGGAGGAAATCGCGCAGCATGTGATTTCGGAAGCGGAACGAATCGCGGGGGAGCGCGCGTTTGCCGACGAGTGCAATCGGGTGTACAACAACGGTATTAAGGAATTTGGCGACAACTTCAAAAGCAATCTGTCGCAGCTCCATACCGCGTTTGGTTCCGATGGTATTCCCCGCCCGATCCTCGAAGCAGTGCTGGAAACCGACAATCCGGCAAAGGTGATGATGGAGCTGGCCAAGGACATTGACACCGCGTTCGACATTGCCTCGCTTCCGCCCGCCCGCGCCGCTGCTCGGCTGGTGAAGATGGCGGGGAGCGGGAGCGGGAGTGGTCGGAAGACTTCAAATGCGCCCCCGCCTGTGACTCCGGTTGTTGGTGCTCGCGGCAAGGCCGATGACACCAATTTGGATGATGACAGCATCTCGATGGATGAATGGGTCCGTCGGCGGGAGAAGCAGCTGGCAGCACGAAATTCCCGATGAGGGAGAAAGGTGGGATGAAGGCCACTCGTCCCACTTTTTAATCATTAAAACGTGGCCCCAGTTTCGGGTCTGGGCAAAACCTGTTTCCCGTCAATTGCCGAACTAGGGACTCGGCAAACCTGTCACAAGCGGCCTAGGGCATTTGCCCATTTTTATTCCTGTGACAGCTTCGGTGTTCCCGGGCATTTGCCCAAATCTGACGGAGAGCCTCGATGGCCAATTCACTTCTTACTATCAGCATGATCACTCGAGAGGCGGTTCGCCTCTGGAAGAACTCCAACGCGTTTTTGAAGAACATCGACACGCAGTATGACGATCAGTACGCCAAGACTGGCGCGAAGATCGGTTCTGCGCTGCGTATCCGTCTGCCGAATGATTTCGTGGTTCGCACGGGTGCGGCCGCGAGTGTGCAGGACACCGCGGAGCCGTCGACCACCATGACCCTCGCCACCCAGAAGGGTGTTGACGTCAGCTATTCGTCTGCGGAACGTGCCCTGTCGCTGGATGATTATTCGAAGCGCATTCTCGCTCCGATGATCAACAACCTGGCTGGCGCGGTTGCCCTGGATGTTATGGGTGGCGTGGAAGGCGGTATCAGCAACTATGTGGCGGCGATCGATGGTTCGTCGAACATCATTGCTCCGACTGTCACTACGTTCCTGAATGCTGGCGCCATCCTGGATCAGATGTCCTGCCCGCGTGGCAATCGCAAGATCATCCTGGACCCGGTCACCCAGGCCAAGACGGTCAGCGCGCTGTCCGGCCTGTTCAATCCGACCGGGACGATCTCGAAGCAGTTCAATTCCGGCGAGATGGGTAGTGCGCTTGGGTTTGACTGGCTGATGGACCCGGTCATCATCAAGCACACCACTGCGAACTATTCCGGCACGAAGACGGTGAATGGTGCCGGCCAGACTGGGCTGACTATCACGGTCAATGCGGTCACGGGTGGTTTCGCGGCTGGTGATATCATCACCTTTGCCGGTGTGAACAGCGTCAACCGCATCACCAAGCAGGACAATGGATCGCTGGCGCAGTTTGTGGTCACCTCGACTATGGCGTCGGGTGGAACGAGTGTCAGCATCTACCCCGCAATTGTCCCGCCCTCCGGCGGCAATCCCGTGCAGTATCAGACTGTGACGGCCTCCCCGGCCAACTCGGCGACCATCACGGTTGTTTCGAAAGCTGCGGAAGTCTATCGCAAGAACTTCGCCTTCGCGCCGGAAGCGGTTACGATGGCGACGGCAGACCTTGACATCCCGAAGGGGGTGCATGAGGCCTCGCGCGTGCAGCTTGATGGCATTTCGATGCGGTCGGTTAGCGCGTACAATATCGGCACCGACCAGTTCATCACTCGACTGGACATCCTCTATGGATACAAGTGGGTCCGACCGGAGTGGGCGGTGGTTATTGCGGACTCGATCACCTGATCGATGGGGAGGGAGCAATCCCTCCCCTTTTCATAGGAGGACTTGATAATGTCGGTGTACGAAAAACTTGACTTCCCGCCCTACGAGTTTCGGGAATACCCGAAGTGGATCAAGCTGGCGGATGGTACAGAGAAGCTTGTCGCTTCGCAGCGAGAAGAACTTGCGGTTCTCTCGACCGTGCCGGATGCGGCGAAGAATGATCCGGTGCTGGAAGAGAAGAATCGACTGGCGGAACAGGTTGCTGCGCAGGCGGAAGAAATGGCCGCGATGAAAACGCAGCTGGCGGAACTCCTTGCGAAGACGGACAAGGCGCCGGACAAGGCCCCGGAAAGTCCGCCGGATCCGCCCAAGCCCGCCCCGGTGGTGGCCAAGAAGTAAGAAATTCTGCCCCGGGGCAACCAGCAAGAAAGTTGGTTAATCCGGGGCTTTCCGCTTGAGGAGAACGGACGAATGACCACTGCGCGAGAAATCATTACGGATGCCCTGCGAGACATCAATGCGGTTGGTGTCGGGCAGACCCCTCTTGCGCAAAATATCCAGGATGGATTTCGCCGACTCAACGCCATGCTTGGGCAGTGGCGGGCGCAGCGATGGACGGTTTACCATTTGCTGGATTTATCGAAAGTTGCCACAGGGGCGACGTATTACACGATTGGGAGTGGGGGAGATTTCAATGTCTCGGTTCCGCCCCCGAAAATTGAAGCTGCGTATATTAGGCAGTTGCAAGGAACTTTGAGTGTGGATTATCCGCTCACGCAAATTCCGACGTATGAGGATTATTCTCGTGTTCCGGTTAAGGCTTTGCAGGCATTTTCGTCGGCTTTCTTTTACGACACTTCCTGGCCGCTCGGAAAGATTTATTTCTGGCCTATTCCGAATGACGATTCGTATGAAGTGCATATCATTGTGCGCGATGTTCTGACATCATTTGCAACGCTCAATACAGTGCTGAATTTGCCTCCGGAATACGAGGAGGCACTGCGAATGCAATTGGCAAAACGACTTGCGCCGACATACGGCAAAGATCTGAGTCCATTGTATTTGGCCAATGCCAAGACCGCGCTTGGGATGGTCAAGACTTCCAATCTGCAAATCCCTCTTCTCGAAATGCCTTCGGGCATGGTTCGCCAGACCACATATAATCCGTATTCCGATCGCTGAGGCTCTCCGATGGCTGGTGCAAATTCTCCCATTCCACTCACAATCGGTTCCTACATGGCCGCGTCGCTCATTGCGTCTGCGCAGCGATGTGTGAATTTGTATGCTGAAGCCAATCCGAAGGACGCGCCTTTTCCCTTTACCTTTTATCCGACCCCGGGCCTGACAGTTTTGATGAATGCTCCGGACGGTAGTCTTCCTGGAACTGGTGGTGGTGATCCGCCGGTTGGATCGACGCTCGGGGAATTGCCGGTTCGTGGGCTTCGCATGGCTTCGTCAGGGGATCTGTATGGGGTTTTTGGGAGTGATATTTATTATATCAGTCCCTCTTGGACTCCAATTTTCATTGGACGAATTGCGGCGAAGAGCACTCCCGTCAGTATGACGGATAATGGGATCGAGCTGATCATTGTGGACGGGAGTCCGCTCGGTTGGTACAGTGTGAATTTGGCTTCGCGGGCCTTCACATGGTTGAGTGATCCGGCTTTCTTAGGCGCCGACAGCGTAGACTACACCGACACTTTTCTGGTGTTCAATCAGCCTGGGACACGGAATTTCTACACGTCGCTGTCTAACACTGTTACCCCGCTGGACCCGACATATATTGCCGCGAAAACCTCGCGAAGCGATTTGCTCGCGCGTGTAGCAGTGATGCACCGCGAGATTTGGCTGCTTGGGGAACGGACCAGTGAGTGTTGGTTTAATGCTGGTGCGGCGCAATTTCCCTTCCAAATTCTCAATGGTATTTTCTTGCACCATGGCTGTGCGGCGAAATATTCCGTTTGCCAGCATGATTTGCAATTGTTCTTCCTTGCACAGGATGCGGAGGGGCAGGCGTATGTGGCGACGATTGCTGGGTATGCTTTCAAACGCATCAGTACCCACGCAATCGAAGAGGCCATTCGGCAGTATGACGTGCAGTCTGACGCGATTGGAATGATGTACCAGCAGCGGGGGCATGTCTTCTACATGCTCACTTTCCCGACTGCGGACAAGACCTGGGTCTACGACCTAACCACTGATCAGTGGCATGAGCGGACTTGGATTGATAGTGATGGGATTGAGCATCGGCATCGGGCAAATTGCTTTGTCAATGCTTATGGGAAGACTATCTGCGGGGATTTCCAGAACGGAAAACTCTATGAAGTGTCGCTGGACAATTACACTGATTTTGATGGCCCGATCGTCCGCAGGAAAGGTTTTCCGCATCTGACCGGATCAGGCTGGCGGTTCGATTATAGCGCCTTCATTGCCAATATCGAGCCCGGATCGACGCCGAGCGATGTAGACCCCCTTGTAACGCTCCGGTGGAGTGACACACGAGGAATTTCGTGGAACGAAGGGCTGCTGCAGAGCATTGGCGCACTTGGCGAATATGACACCGCTCCCACCTGGGGAGGCGGGCTCGGCATCGCACGTGATCGGGTTTTTGAGCTTTCGTGGAGTCTTCCGTCCCGCATTGGCTTGATGGGGGCGTTTGTGGAGGGAGGGCAGCTTCGTGGCTGATCCGTTTCCATCACTGCAATTTGCGATCGTCGATGACAAGGGTCAGATGACGATGCATTTTTGGAGGTTTATGTATGACCTCTGGACTCAGGCAAATTCATCGGACGGGACTGTTTACCAGGTTGGTGATATTCGCTGGACTGGGCGAACGACGGTTGATGATGCAACTGTGTGGGTGACGGCAGATGGAAGCGATTTGAGTCGTACAGGGGACGCGACTCTCTTTGCAGTTTTTGGAACAACCTATGGAAGCGGCGATGGCTCGACAACCTTTGGGATTCCGAATCTCACAGGACTGCTGAGTACAATGCTTCCCCTAATCCGACGGCGCTAGGAGGACAAAATGTTGAAACTTGCGGAAGGCGTGGGGGTTACAAACATTCTCCATTGGTTCGATTTAACCGGGCAGAAAAATGTCCGGGATGGCCAGGGACCGGATCGAGGATGGTTTGAGTGTATTGCGCTGCGGAATGCTGTGTTGGATTTGGCGCGGCTGGTTGAGGCGGTGGAAATCGGTGATGTGAAAATTGTCTCGGAAATTTACAAAACCGAGAACAATCAGGTTGTCATCGAGCCGGCTCCTTTTGGCCAGACCAAGTACGTGCTGATGTTGGCGGGAAGTCTTGCGAGTGAAGATGGACTTTTTCGGAGTCTTTCCGCGCAATCGCTTTGGCTTCTCGATCGCGCTGCATTGTCGTTCCGTGTAAATGACACCCCTGCGATTTGGCTCGAAATCAACCTTCGTCTGGATTTTTGAAATGGCTCTTGTTGCCCGCCAGGAAACTTTCGGAGAGCGCTTTTGGCTCGAAGCACGCGAGTTGCTTCAGGCGGAATGGCAGGAGAGTGGACTGGCGGGCCAGGGCATGGCACTTGTGCCACAAATAGAGGTTTTTGCAAACATGGCCTCGCAAAACGCTCTATTGTATGTTACCCTTCGGGATTCCCAGGAACTGGTAGGGTATTTTGTAGGCCACCTGGGAACGGAATTAACCACAACGAGAAAAGTTCTCCACATGGAAGCCCTCTACGTGATTCCGCGCTGCCGCAAAACTTTGGGCGGTTTGCGGTTGATCCGGGAAGTGGAACGTGTGGCGAAAGGAATGGGTTGTCGAGCAGTACGGATGGGGTTTGGGCTGCTTGATGGAATGAAGACGAGAGCATTTGGGGCGCTAGGTTACAAACCTGTCGTGATGTTCTGCGAGAAGGATTTGGGCTGATGGTTGTTGGAGCAGGATTGCTGGCGTTGGGCGCCGGAGCAGCCATCGGCGGAATTGCCTCTGGCGTGGGTGCGGCGGCGGGTGGTGCGGCACAGGCTGACGCGGCATCGGCTTCGGCCAAGTTGCAGATGAAGATGTACAAGCGGACGCGGGAAGATCTTTCCCCGTTTCGCAAGATTGGCGAGGAAACTTTTAATAAGCTGCAAAAGCAGCTGCCGGAATTGACGACTCCTTTTGCCCCGACAATCGAAGAGATGATGAAAACGCCAGGGTACCAGTTTACTCTGGACCAGGGGCTCAAGGGGGTGCAAAATTCTTACGCAGCGAAGGGGCTAGGTTCGAGTGGCGCGGCAATGAAGGGCGCGGCAGATTACGCGACCGGGCTTGCTGATAACACCTACAACACCCGTTTCACCCAGGACCTGACCAATCGTCAGAACACCTACAACATGCTCTCCGGGGTTAGCACGGTTGGGCAAAATGCTGCGGCTCAAACCGGCACCATCGGATCGCAGCTTGCCGGAAATGCCGGACAGTCGCTGATTGCGGGTGGCAATGCGCAGGCCGCGATGTATAATGGGATTGGGTCGGCGATCAGCAATACTGCCAACACCATTGGTGGTTTGGCAGCGATGCCGTATATGATGTCGTATCTGCGCCCGGCCGCGTGAGGAGGAACTTCCATGCCGTTTGATGTTGACACCTCTTCATATCCGAAACCCGGACCGCCGGTCAATGCGCTGCAGATGGCACAGCAGGCCGTGCAACTCGGCCAGGGTGCGACGAATCTTGAAAAGTCAAATCTGGAATTGCGGGCGCTTAAAGCGGCAGGGCCCCTTTATCAGCAATCGATTGGGCCGGACGGCAAGGTCGATCATGAAAAGTTTGTGTCGCTTGTCGCGAAAAATCCCGCAACAGCCATTCTTGCGCCGCAACTCGTCCAGCAGGGTTTCCAGAACAAAAACCTTGACATGGAAGGACTGCAAAAGCGCCTGACCCTTGATATCACCAAAAACAATCAGATTGGTGATACGGCGATGGGACTGGCGGATCAGTATGGTGAAAACGTCACCATGGATCATGTCAGGCAGGGCGTGTCGCGACTGGTTAAATCCGGTGTGATTGACGAGAGAGAGGCTGGGTCGGCCCTTGCACAACTCTCGACCGCCCGGAATGGACGGGAACTCAACCAGATGCTCCAAGTCTACGGCAAGGCTGCAATGGGGGCAGCGCAGACGCTCCAGAAGAGTTACGAAGGCCTGGGCATGGTGGACACCGGGGGAGGAGTCCAGCAGACGCAGAAAAAGCCTGGTCCAATGGGCGCTGGTGGCGGCATGACCATTGGCGGACTGGCAACCAAAACCCTTTCTCCGGAGTCGCGTAATGCGCAAACTCCCGGAGTCACTCCCATGGGTGTTCCCTTCACTGTCCCGCGGCAGGACGCCGGTCCGGTGTACAGTGGCAGCGGGCAACCAGAAATTCCGCCGACGAGCGGGAATGGAAACCAGCCGAGGGCGTCCTCCCCCTCTTCGGCTGGCGAGGGGTCGGCGGGCATGGGCGCCCCTCCGGCTCGGCCTCTGCCGACCCCTCAACTAAAACCCTCGATCGGAGGCGCTTCGGCGCCGAGTGGACTTCCGCCGACTGCAATTCAGACCGGACTTTCGCGAGAGGGCACTGGCGGGCAGGAAAACCAAGTCACCTATGCGAAAGATCTGATTGGGCAGGCGCAGGGGGCAAGCGAGTCGCTTAAGTATATTGGCGAATTGCGTAAGCTCTTGCAGAAGGACCCGACCCTTACGCAGGGCGGCAACACCTTCAAAGAAAGCCTCGGACGCCTTGCGCAGGCGCTGGGACTTGGGGACAATGTTGTCCGAGGGATTGTTGGCGGTCCGATCGAAAACCGCCAGGCTGCACAGAAGATGCTGTTCAAACTTCTGGGCAACGACATGCGGACGATCTTCGGAAGCCAGACTTCTAATATGGAGCTGGCAACCGCGATCCAAGCAAATCCGAGCCTCGAAACCGACCCTCGTGCGGTAGAGAAAATGCTGCAGTTGATCGAAACTGCTGCACAGGCAAAGGTTGCGGAAGAGCAGGCGTATGAGAAGTGGAAGGAGGCGAAGGGGACCGGAGTAGGCTTCCAGGCTTTCTGGCACAAATACGCCCTCACGCGGTACTACGGTCTTCACCAGAATGAGAGCGGGCAATGGGTGGCGAAGTAAACCCACAGACCCAAGCGCTTTTGGATGCTCTTGCCCCCAAATGGGGGCATTTGCGTATCCGGTCGGCTTGGCGCAGTCCGGAAGAGAACAAGCGAGTAGGTGGGGCGTCACAATCGCAACACCTGCATGGCGGGGCGCTTGACATCGATATTTCGGGATTGACGGAAGCTGAGAAAGCGCAGTTTGCACAGGACGCTTGGGCGGCCGGTGCGAGGGGGTTTGGGATTTATCCCTCTGGCAATTCGCTCCACGTCGACACCCGCGCAAAGCCTACTTTTTGGGGACCGCAAGGCTATAGCAGTTCTCCGGCAGAAACTTTTCCTGCTTGGGCGCAACCGCTTGTTCGGCAGGCCTCGCAACCGGCTCCGCAACCCGCATTACCGGCTGTTCCGTCGAAAGGGCCCAGTGCCGTGGCAAAAGCTCCGACTCCGATGCCAAAGACTGTAGACACTGCAGATCCGTTCGAAGCAGAATTGGATAAGCATTTTGGTTTCGGCAAGAAAGCTGCCGATGACTTTTCCATGGACTCCGCGGACATGGATCAGTTTTTGAAAAAGAGCCCGAATGCGCCAAAGGCGCTGCGACCGGGCTATGCGGAGCGGATGGGGCAAATTGCGAAATTTCCCAAATTCTACGGCTTGCATTGGGCACCGGACGGCAGTGGTTGGGATGAAAATGGAGAAATGGTTCGCCCGCCCGGACACTTCGAGAAGATGGGAGGGAAGGCCAAAATCAGCGATGCGGCTGCGGGTATTCCCTATGATAAAACTCAGGCCTTCGCCAATGGTGTTGCGCAGGGGTGGGGACCGGAACTGACGCAAAAGTTTGCGGAACAACGTGGAATTCCGCAGGCGGAAATGACGGCAGAAGCTGTTCGAGCGGCACGGGAACGGGAGATGAAAGCTTCTCCGACCGGAACGCTTGTGAGTGAAATTGGCGGCAGTGTTGCTGGTTCACTTCCTTTGATGGCCGCAGGCGGGGAAGCGCTTGCCGCGGCCGCACCGTATCTTGGACGGGCGGGGCAGGTGATCAATCGCCTTGCCGCCCCGCAGACCTATGCCCAGGGCGCGGCACGAGGGGCTGTAGAGGGTGCGGCTGGTGGTGCGCTCGGCTCGCATCTTAACCCGGATGTTGGAGTTGGTACGCAGGCTGGAATTGGTGCCGGTATTGGAGCGGCGTTTGGCCCGCTCGGTGTGGCCGCTTCGCGTTATTTTACTGCCCGCGGCGTACCGGCCCGCTCGGTGGCCAATCAGGCCGAAACTCTCCAGGGAAATGGTGTCCGAATGTACGGAGACCAACTGATGACAAAGGGTATTGCTGGAAGCCCGGAGCAAATTGCCCAATACACCAATCGCTGGGCGCGGCATTTGGGAATTGAAGATATTCTGGAAAATCACGGTGGGGTGACGCAGCCTGCTATGAACGAAATTCGGCAGCGCCTGGGGCGGCAATTTGAAGCCACTTTGACCGGGATGGGAGACATTCCAGTCGATGCAGCATTCTTGCGCTCGATTGGCCAACTTTACCAGCAGGCACAGGCCAATCCAAACATGCAACAAGCGGAAATGCGGGGATTAACAAATGTGCTGACAAAGTTGTCGCAAGGAATTCGCCGCGATCCGCAGGCTGGAATTGTGATGGATCCGCATGTTTTTCATGATCTTGTGAAGTACAAGGGTTCGTTGTGGCAACTGCGCGGAAACCAAAACACTCGAGAAAGCGCCACGGGGGTCTACAATGGCATGATGGACTGGTTAGGACGCGTTGCTCCGCAGGGGCGTCGGGACTTCGAACTCGTCCGCCAGCGGTATCGAGATTGGTCGAAACTCGAGGGCGCGATGGATGATGCTGCGCGCAGTGGTGCAGGTGGCGGCGGAATGCTTGATCCGGCCAAGGTGGCCCGAAAAGCTGGTTCGGTGTCGGACGAAATGAAGGATTTTGCCTCGGCGGGCGGGATGATTCCTCGTGCGGGGGCATCGCCGGAAGCAGGTGGAATGACGGCGGGACAGCTTGCAAAGGGGGTCGGCCTTCCGACCGCGGCTGCGATCGGGCTGACACAAGTTCCCTGGGCAACTGTAGCAAATGTCATGGCAAGTCCAATGAATGCGCTCGCGGCTGGTGGGGCTGCAGTGCTCGCAGGCGGTGTAAAAGGACTACGAGATCGATATCGGAACAGCGGCACTTACGTGCGGAATTTGATTGAAAATGCTCGAGAAGGACTGCCGCCAGAAGGTCCTGCATTCTCGGTTGTTCCGCAAACTGGTCGAGCATTGTACGGCGAAAGCCGGTCGGACGAAAACAAACTGATGGGGCGCTGATATGGCGAACGGGCAGCTTTTGCCGATTGGCAAACAACAGTTTCTTGATGCGAACGGCAATCCGTATGCAGGGGGTTCGGTTTACTTCTATATCCCCTCGACCACGACACCGAAAAACACCTATTCAGATTCCGGGCTTACCACTCCTAACACCAA